CAGGTACAGCAACAAAAGTAGACCTTGGAGGATTATTTCCTGCGAATAGAACAGCAGGTGCAGCAATGACAACTACTTATACAGTTGAACTATATAATGCTAACTCAAGTACAAGCGTAGTTTATAAGGTAACAAACAATGAGTCAGGAGATTACACAGAAGGTACACTAAGTACAAACCTACCTTTAGACACGCAAGGACTTAATTTTGTAGCATCACGTTGTATGGGTGCAGCGGTAACAAATACAGGTCAATTTGATTTATCTATATTAGGAGTCTATTCGATTTAACATGGCGACATTTACATTAGAGTGCATACAGGAAGAACTTAACTATGAACAAACTAATTTAATAGTTAAGCCCAATGTCATGGAGATATGTCACTACGTAGATAGTAGAAAGGTTGTAAATACAGCGGACATTACACCGACATTAATATCCGACTTCATAACTGAGCAAACACCACTATTATTCGCAGTCTTTCAAGCTATGGATAATGTGCCTTTAGAAATACGAAACAACTACACGCTATGAATTATTTTAGTGCCATTCTTGAGCAGCTTAGAAAAACACGGACAATTGCTTTAATCATCATTTTAATAGGCTTTATAGCGTACATCTATCAGTCAGCGGTAACAGAGGTAGTAACATATAAAATAAAGCAACCTAAAGTAAAAGATGAGATAGTAGTAGACATTCGTAACAACGTAATGATTCAACAGATGTTAAACGAGTTGATGTTAAACTACAAAGCGGATAGAGCGTACATATTTCAGTTTCACAACACGATTAAATATTACGATGGCACGCATAGAAACCATCAATCTATGACGTTTGAGGTATGTGCTAAAGGTATTAGTAGTGAGGCATATTGGTTGCAGAATTTACCTGTATCAATTTATCCTATGTTTCTTCAAGAAATAATGCTTGAACGTATGAATTATTCAGATATAAATGACATGGAAGAACATACAACTAAACTACAGCTACAGCGCCAAGGCATAAAGTCTATCATTATAGCGCCTTATTTCAAGGATGGGAACTTTGTAGCTTACATAGGTTTAGACTTCGTAAAACAAGAGAATGACAGCTTGATTGACTACAATAAGTTCAAGTCATTCACCAATCAAATCGGAAACATTTTAATTCAATAATTATGGCTAAAAGAAAAACAACAAGTCCAGTAGGCGGTAATCGTGGATGCCTATGCAAAGATGGAACATACTCGAAAGAGTGTTGTCAGGGCGAACTATCACAACAAGGTGTAGGAGCTACTGAGGGACAAGGAGTATCAAACGTTACAAACACGAATGAAACACGAACTATAACAAGCGTGAGCAACTAAAAATGTAACAGATAAAAAAAGTTTAAGTTTTTAAAAGAAAAATAGTATGAACGCAAAAGAAATAGTAAACCAAGTTAAGACGCTTCTAGGAATGGAAGTGAAATTAGCTACAATGAAGCTATCAGACGGTGTTACCGTGTTAGAAGCAGAAATGTTTGAAGCAGGTGCAGAAGTATTTGTTTTGGCAGAAGATCAAAAAATTGCTTTGCCTGTAGGTGAGTACGAACTTGAAGACGGAAAGATTCTTGTAGTACAACAAGAAGGTCTAATTGCTGAGATTAAAGAAGCAGAGGTTAAAGAAGAAATGCCAGAAGTAGAAGCTGAGCCACAAGTTGAGGTTGAAGTTGAAGCAGAAGCAGAGGTTGCACCAACTGCAAAAAAGACTGTGGAGTCTATCATCAAGGAAACTTTCTTTGCTGAAATGGAAAAGTTAAAAATTGAAAATGAAGAACTTAAAGCAAAATTGGAGACACTTAGCGCAACTACTCCTAAAGAGGTTACTGCTGAGGTTACTGAGGAAACAACTGCAACGACTACAACAGAGGTTGAACTTGAAGAGGTAAAACCAATCACATTCAATCCAGAAAGAACAAACGAAGTAGAAGGATTCAAATTCGCTTCTAAACGTCCACGTTCAACAATGGATGCAATCTTAGAAAAACTAAATAAATAAATTCATAAACAACTAAAAATCAATTAATTATGGCAACGACAACTTCAATCACTACCTCGTATTCGGGGGAATTTGCTGGGAAGTACATTGCTGCAGCTTTATTGTCTGCACCAACTTTAGAAAAGGGTGGTTTAACTATCCATCCAAACGTAAAGTACAAGCAAGTTATTCAAAGAGTAGCAACTGATGACATCATTAAAAATGCTACATGTGACTTCGATGCTACTTCAACTGTTACTTTAACTGAGAAAGTATTAAACCCTGAGGAGTTCCAAGTTAACTTACAACTTTGTAAAAAAGACTTCCATTCAACATGGCAAGCAGCTGAGATGGGTTATGGTGCATTCGATGTACTTCCAAAATCTTTCTCTGATTTCTTGATCGCACACGTAGCTGAGAAAGTTGCTTCTGCAATGGAATCAACTATTTGGACAGGTGTTAACGCAACTGCTGGACAATTTGCAGGTTTGTCTACACAAATCGCATTGGATGCTGCTTTACCTGCTGCTCAAGAAGTGACTGGAACTACTGTAACTGCTGCTAACGTTATCACTGAGTTGGGTAAATTAGTAGATGCTATCCCTGCACGTTTGTATGGACAGCCTGACTTGAAACTTTATGTTTCTCAAAACATCTACAAAGCGTATGTACGTGCATTAGGTGGATTTGGTGCATCAGGTTTAGGTGCTAACGGATACGATAACAAAGGAACAAACCAAGCATTAGGAGATTTGATGTTTGATGGTGTGCCTGTATTCATGGCTAATGGTCTTGCTGCTAACACTGCATGGGCAACTCCAACTTCTAACTTACACTTTGCGACAGGTCTATTAAATGACATGAACGAAGTTAAAGTTTTGGATACTTCAGAAACTTTAGGCGACCAAAATGTACGTGTAATCATGCGCTTTACAGCAGATGCAAAGTACGGATTTGCTGAAGATTGTGTGGTATACGGAATCACGAACTCTGCTAACTAATATCAACTATAACTAACGAAAGGGTGGTGCAATAAACACCACCTTTTTTTATAAATAATTTAAATTTTTAAGATATGAGCTGTGATATAGCAAACGGAAGATTAGAGCAATGCAAGGACTCAGTATCGGGTTTAGATGCGATCTTCTTCATCAACTATGGCGATTATAACGCTGAAACGGACGTGACGTATAACGTGACGAACACGGATATGATTGACGACATCAACGGAGTTTCTTCACTTTACAAGTATGAATTGAAAGGTGCTAACTCTTTTGAGCAGGCAATTAACTCTTCAAGAGAAAATGGAACTACTTTTGTTGAGCAAACTTTGACTATCCAATTGAAAAAGCAGGATGCTGCAACGCACAAGACAGTAAAGCTACTTAGCTTTGGGAGACCTCACATCGTGGTGAAGACTCGTTCAAACCAATACTTCTTAATGGGATTAGAAAGAGGTGCAGACTTAACAGCAGGTACTATTTCAAGTGGCGTGCAACTCGGGGACATGAGCGGTTATTCTTTGACATTTGTGGCTCAAGAGAACATCGCAGCGAACTTCTTGAACTGCTCTACAGATGCAGGTTTAGCAACTGTGTTTAGTTCAGCTACAATAGTAACTTCATAGGTTAATTATAGGTTATCGAAAGAGGGGAGTGTAACAACTTCCCTTTTTTTTATGGAACAAAATGTAGGTAAGCAAGTTTAATAGTTATGATTATACTTCAGGAAAGTGCATCAAGTCAGACTATTAATTTCATTCCACGATCAGGTGGATATGATACGCTTGTTATAACGGATGAGCAGACAGGTGACATTCAAACAATAACGACTTTCACAAGCACGCAAGGAGACTATTACGATACGATTACAGCGGTGTTCACGCTTGTAGAAAATAGATTCTATTCACTTGTGATAAAAGACGGTACAGTCGACTTATTTAAAGACAAAATTTTCTGCACTAATCAATCTATACCTACCTACTCCTTGAATACAGGTCAATACATTAATTACACAAGCAATAACGATTTCATTATATATGAGTAACGTACACATTTTAAACTTGGCAGCATATGAAACGCCAACTATCCAAGAGTCTAAACGTGACCAATGGGTTGAGTATGGTGAGAGCAATGACTATTTCAGTTTTTTAATAGACCGATACACGAACAGCCCAACGAATAACGCCATTATAAACAACATTTCGAGGTTAGTTTATGGAAAAGGGTTAAGTGCTACCGATGCATCAAGAAAGCCTAACGAGTATGCTCAAATGATGGCAATGCTTAACAAGGAGGATATACGAAAAGTAGTAAAGGACTTCAAGATGTTGGGTAATGCTGCCATGCAAATACATTACACTAAAGACCGCAAAAAGATACAGAAGGTATATCATATTCCTGTAAACCTTATACGTGCGGAAAAGTGCAATAAGGATGGCGAGATTGAAGGGTATTACTATTCGGACAATTGGAGCGATGTAAAAAAGTATGCGCCTAAAAGAATACCTGCATTTGGTTACTCAAATGAGCAGATAGAAATACTTTACATCATGCCTTATTCGGTAGGTATGAAGTATTACGCATATCCTGATTATTTAGGTGCTTTACCTTATGCCACACTTGAAGAAGAGATTGCAGACTATTTGGTGAATGAGGTGCAAAATGGTTTCTCTGGCACGAAGGTAGTGAACTTTAATTCGGGTGTACCAAGTGAAGAACAACAGCAGATCATTAGTTCAAAGGTATTAGGCAAGCTAACAGGATCACGTGGTCAAAAAGTGATCGTTGCGTTTAACAACAATGAGACTGAGAAAACAACGGTTGATGATATTCCTTTGAATGATGCTGCAGAACAATACCAGTATTTGAGTGACGAGTGCATGCGTAAATTAATGTTAGCGCACAACGTTACATCTCCGTTATTATTTGGTATTGCTTCTACAAATGGATTCAGTTCAAACGCTGATGAGTTAAGAAACTCGGCTATCTTGTTTGAGAACATGGTTATTAAACCAATTCAAGAGTTATTAATTGATGCATTCGACAGAATTTTAGCTTATAATGGTATCAGTTTAGACTTGAAATTTGAAGGTCTTAATCCATTAGATGCAGAAGGAGATTTGACAAATACAGAGGGAAGCAAAGTAATTGAAGGTATTAACTCACTTTCTCCATTGGTTGCTAACAAAGTTCTTGAATCTATGACACCAAACGAAATTCGTGCATTGGTAGGATTAGCGCCAGAGCAAGGAGGTAGCGACTTAGCACCTGCACAACTGAGCGCAGAAATAAGCGACGAAGAACTGGATGTAATGCTTAACGACTTAGAAGGTGAAATTGTAGGAGAAGAGTGGGAAGTAATCGGTAAGCGTGAAGTAAAAGATGGCAACAATTCAACTGAAGAATGGGCAAATGGAGTAATAAACTCTAAGAAAAGCGTACTTCAAAAGTTAGCCGATGTAATTAAGTCAGCGCCAAGCAGAGAATCAAATTTAGACAAAGGTGTATATAAGGTTCGATATGAATACTCGGAAAGATATAGCAAGCCTAATTCAAGAAAGTTCTGCAAGGCAATGATGTCACGTACAAATAGTGGTGTTGTATATAGACTTGAAGACATTGATAAGGCAAGCAGAGCAGGAGTAAATAAAGAGTTAGGGCATTTAGGTCAAGCATACGATTTATTTAAGTTCAAAGGAGGTGTAAATTGCTC